CGGTGGCGACTTCCACAAGTCCGCGGCAGCTCTTAAAGCCAAGGGATTCGGCACAGGCGGCGGCAGTTCGCTGCAACCGATTGACCTCAGCTCTTGGCTCGAAGCGCCCGCGGCAGAGCCCGCCCTGGAGCTTGCAGAATTGCCAGCGACAGAACCCGACACCAGCTGGTTGCCTCGGCCCGTAGATTTCGAGGACGAGACATCAGAGCCTGGGCCGAGCGTCTTGTACCGCACCGACGGCCAGTGCCTCTTGTACGCTGGAAAAATCAACGCCATTTTCGGAGAGTCTGAGTCGGGCAAGACTTGGGTGGCACTGGAAGCCGTGCGTCAACAGTTGGTTCAAGGCAACAAGGTCTTTTACATTGACTTCGAGGACTCAAAACGCGGCATTCGTGGCCGTTTGAAGGCGCTCGGTGTTCTGCGCGAGCAGTTCGCACGCTTCAAATACGCCAACCCTGACGGCGCCTACAACGAAATCGCCCAGCAAGCACTGCTCGGCTCGATTCGCGACTTCACGCCCGACCTGATTGTGATGGACGGTGTCAACGCCGCTATGAACTTGCTGGGACTCGACCTCGAAAAGAACAAGGACGCGACTCAATTCAGTCAGGTTGTGCTGCGTCCACTTCGCTTGTGGGGTGCGGCCGTCCTGACGATTGACCACGTCACCAAGAGCAAGGACAACCGCGGCAACTACGCCATCGGTGCACAGGCCAAGCGTGCTGATATCGACGGCGTTGCGATTGCGGTGGACGTCTCCATGCCTTTCGGCCGCGGCTCAAACGGAAAGCTCAATCTCAAAATCACCAAGGACCGCCCAGGGTTTGTGCGCGGCATCGCCCAAGAAGCCTCGTTGATTGGCACAGTGGACTTAATCTCAAAGCCTGACGACACCATCGAAATCTCAATCGTCGGTGGGCAGGTCGGCTTTACACCCCACGAATACCTGATGAGAAAGCTATCTGAGTTCATGGAAAAGCACGGGGCAGAGCTTTCGACCAATCAAATCGTGCAAGCCATTGACGGCGGCACCGACCAAATCAAGAAGGCGCTTGCGCAGCTTGAGAACACTGGTTTTCTTGCGGTTCGCGCTCACGGGCAGGGCCGCTACTTTATCCACTCAAAACCTTACGTGCTTGGAGCACCACGACCATTTCAGGGGGCCTTAGATGCCGATTTATGAGTTTCGCTGTGGGGTGTGCGGCATGTCATTGACTACTGACCAGTCAGTGCATGGCGAAATCGTGGCGCCCTTGTGTTGCAGCCAGTTAGCTGATAGGGTTTGGTCCTCTCCAGGGGTCGTTTTTAGGGGCACTGGCTGGGGGCACCAGGGGTGATGATGAACTTGACCGACTTGACCGATATTGACCGTCGCAGTATCGGTCAATCCACGGCCTACGCGTACCGAAACTTGACCGACTTCGCCCCCCCCTATAAGGGGGGGCGGTCGGTGAAGTCGGTGGGCACACCAACAGTCAGGTTTCAAAATGCAGGATAAAAAAGCTCACCCTGGGGTGTGTTTGTCCTGTTTTGGCTTTATTTGGAAAGCGCAGTGGTGCGGGTTTCGCTTCGAGTGTGACCCGATTCCTGTGGACTTGCTGACTGAGGCTAAGTGCCTTTTCAACAAGAGGTCCACGTACGGAGTTTCTAGGTGGCGGCCAGGCTTCTACCTAGAGCGGCGTTCGATGTTGAACATCGCAAAGCAATACGAGTTCGTACTGGCTAAACACCAGTGCCGCTCACCCCAGTACAGTCGGAAAGAGCCCGACTACTGGAATGAAAAAACGGCAGTGTCGAGTGACACTCCGAACTTCTAAAAGGGGGAACAAATGGCAGGACGCTTAATCGCCGTAGTCGGCGGCCAATACGGCAGCGAAGGCAAGGGAGCCGTAGCAGGCTACCTATCCGCGACATCTGAAGTGCCTTTCATGGGCATCAGAGTTGCTGGGCCAAACGCTGGCCACACTGTCTATGGCAAGGGACCAAATGGCGAGGAATCATACGCATGGCGCCTTCGCTCAGTCCCAGTCAACGCAGTCACAGCACCAGAATCTGACCTCATCATTGCAGCGGGGTCTGAGATTGACATGGAAGTCTTCAACCGCGAGCTGTCCGACTTGGACAAGGCTGGATATGCAGCCAGCTCACGAATCATCGTGGACGACCAGGCTACAATCTTGGAGCCCATGCACCACGACGTTGAAACCGCAGATGGCATTCAAGCCCGAATCGGTTCGACAAGCAAAGGAATCGGTGCTGCGCGTGCAGACCGCATCATGCGCAAGGCTTCGCTGTTTGGCGGCGGGGTAGATACGTCAAAAGTTATTCGCGAGCATCTCAAAATGGGCGGCACAGCTCTAATCGAAGGCACGCAGGGTTACGGTCTCGGACTGCACGCAGGTCAATACCCGTTCTGCACAAGCCAAGACTGCCGAGCCATCGACTTCTGCTCACAGGCTGGCATCAGCCCATGGGACAGCGCAGTTGATGTGTTCGACATTTGGGTGACTGCACGCACTTACCCGATTCGCGTAGCTGGCAACTCAGGCCCTCTCGAGAACGAGACCAACTGGGAAGAGCTCGGACTCGAAGCCGAGCGCACTACAGTGACTCAAAAGATTCGCCGAGTCGGCCACTTTGATGCTTCTCTTGTTAAAGAGGCAGTCATCGCAAACGGTGGCGCACCAAACGTTCGAATCGCACTCACCATGTTTGACTACATCTTTCCAGAACTGAAAGACCAGTCACAGATTGATATTCTGTCAGATGAGCAGTCAAATTACATCGCAGACATCGAGAACGCAGTTGATGCTCGAGTTGCACTTGTCGGCACAGGGCCTTCAACAATGGCCTGGGTGAAGTAATGGCGTTCGAGAAATGGGAAGACTTGGCGGCGGCTCTTGGCCGCTTGCCACTCGAAAACGACACTGCACCCGAGGGCGTGAAGCAACTCGCTGAGTGGTGGCTTGACGAGACTCGCAACGAGCTCGACTCCGTGATTCCAAAAGCTTTGGAGTACGGCAGTGCCGACCTAAAAGTGATTGGCTTCGCACTCAGTCAAATGATTGGTGAGCCAAAAGACGTCTCAAACGACGAGCTCGGTATCGCCTTTTATGTGCTGGGCAAGGTGGCCCGCCTTGTTGGCGGTTACGCAGACGGACGCAAGCCAAGCGACGACACATGGCACGACATCGCTATCTACACCAAAATGGCGCAGTACGCACGCCACAATGGTGAATGGGGCGGGTTTGTCAAGTGATTGTCTATCTTGCTGCACCAATTGACTTCGACAAAGGCTCTCGCATCACAAAGCTAAAAGACGAAATCAAAGCTCACTTCAAAGAGCAAGAGTGCGTTTGGGTTTATGACCCAGCTGGCGCATGGAATGCACCGAGTGATTTAGTGCCCGACGAGTTCGTGCATTGGTCAAACCTCAAAGTGCTAGAGGACGCAGACCTTGTCGTGGCCGTGTTGCTGCGCAGTGTCTTCACAATCGGCACAATCGTTGAGATTCAGCACGCAGTTGACAAAGAGATTCCAGTCGTTGTAATCGGCGATGTCGGCATGAGTAGCGTTGCGCTCTCAGCTCTTGAAACACCAGTATTCGAATCTATCATGGAATGGAGTGACTATGGCAGCCCTATTGTACCGCGTTCTGTCGCCGACTGGTCTTGCACCGACTAAGGCATATGCAGATGACGCGGGTTTTGACCTGTACTGCGATGCAGAAATGGTGATTGAACCCAGCACGTTCGTTGATGTGCCTCTTGGTGTCGCAATCAAGGTGCCCGAGGGCACGTGGGGCTTGCTTACGGCTCGCTCTAGCACACTGCGCAAGCACGGTCTTATGGTCGCGCAAGGCGTTATTGATTGCGGCTACACAGGCCCACTCTTTGCTGGCGTTTGGAACATGACCGACAAGCCAGTCAAGATTGAACCAGGCATGCGCTTGGTGCAGTACATTCTCATGACGAATGCCTCTCTAGATGTAGAGGCGCAGCAGGTTGACGAACTCCCCAAAACCGACCGTGGCGCTTCGGGTTTTGGGAGTTCAGGTGTCTGATAAGCCACTCATCGAAATCGCTCAGGAGCTCAGGGACTTGGCCACTTGGCTTAAGGACCTGAGCGCCGAGCTCGAGCCTGGACGCACAGGCGAACGCACAACCCGTTCAATGCCAGGGCCTAGACTCCCACTTCGTGTCGATGTGCTTGATGCCATTCTTGACATTCGTACTGATACACTTCTGTGGGAAGCCGAGCTCAGGTTTGAGCTTAAGCAACCAGCAGTCCCAAACACACAAGCCGAGCGCTCGCTGTATTGGGTTGCCGACGCGATAGAAAAGTGGCCGACTGACAATCGAACCGAGCTAATTGAAGAGATTGGCTATTCGACTGGCAAACGCCATTATCAAGTCAAGATTCTACTAGGATTGGAGCAGAGGCCCTTGTCAGCAAGACTAAGATGTCCGTATTGTACTAAGTCGTTAGTTATCAAGCTAGACCAAGGGCTTCTGCTCTGCCGCAATCGCGGCTGCCGATGTGCGGCAGAAGATTGCGCCTGTCTTGCTGGGAAGGGGCACTCATGGAACGAAACCGAATGGCCGCGCCTTGGGTTGATGCTCGACACGCCAGCTGTGTGAGGTGCGCGTCGTTTGTGCGTGCGGCGTTTCGTGTGCTACACTTATCCTCTTGGGGTAGATTTGTATTTGTGGGGGCCAAATGAGCAATCTATCTATCTCAATCTCGATTGGCGCTATTGAAACCAATCTCATCACAGACGCACCCCTTAGCTTCGACGCGATAGAGACTCTCCTCACTCGAGTGGTCTCGTCCACGCTAAATGTTTACATGTCGCTCCCACAAGAGGAGCGCGAACGCGTTCTGTTTGACGGCATGGAAGACGATGACGACGATGAGGACGATTAAGCCTTGCACGAATTGCGGTGTCCTAATAAAGGAAGCTGCGCAATGCAACAAATGCAAATCAACACACAGGGGTAATAGACTATCTGCCTCACAGCGCGGCTACAACAGCGAGTGGCGTAAGGTGTCAAGGTTAATGAGACAAGCTCAGCCTTGGTGTTCTTTTTGCGGTTTGACTTTTGACCTCACAGTTGACCACATACTACCCCTATCCATGGGTGGTACCAATGAGACCAGCAACCTGCGGGTGCTGTGTCGCAGTTGCAATTCGGCACGCAGAAATACCTGAACAACTCGCGAATAACCCCCCTCTGGCATTTTTCCACCCCCCCTCGAAGTTCAAAAATATACGCGGAGAGAGACCCCGCTGCCCCAGGAATCGCGGCGTGTACAGATTCGGGATTTTGCATAGTGGCACAAATCACATTTTAGGAGAACAATGTCAGGCAAGGGCCCAGCGCCAAAAGACGCAGAACAGCGCAGACGCAGAAATGCTGACCCTGTGCCTACTCAAGTGGTAGTGCAGGACGGTATCTTGCGCGGCCCAGACTTGCCAGCTGGCTACCCTTGGCACACACAGACTTTTACTTGGTGGGACACTTGGCGCAAGTCAGCTCAGGCTGCGACTTTCACCGACACCGACTGGGACTTTTTGGTTGACACGGCTCTGTTGCACTCGTCTTTTTGGAACGGTGACAACGTAGGAGCAGAATTGCGGCTTCGAGTCGCTAAGTTTGGCGCGACACCTGAAGACAGAATGCGGCTGCGGCTGCAGGTCGAAGGTGAAGCAGAGGGGGCCAAATCGAACAAGACCCTATCTGACCAGCGGCGAACTCGTCTGTTGAGAGTGGTGGGGGAGCTTGACAAAGAAGAAACGGCAACAGAGTAGCTTCATCTCGCTCGGCTGGGACGCGATTGACTGGATTGAGACTTATCTAGTCCACGGACCAGGCGATGTACAAGGCGAAGCTATAGTGCTAGACGACGAACAGGCCACCTTCATTTTGAAGGCCTATGAATTGGACAAGAATGGACGACGGGTCACACGGCGAGCTTTTTTCTCGCGACCCAAAGGCCGCGCAAAGTCTGAATTGGCTGGAATGCTCGTTTGCTTTGAGGCTCTCGGCCCTGCTCGCTTTGACTATTGGGACCAATTCGGCAACCCAGTCGGCAAGCCAGTTCAGTACCCGTTCATCAGATGTCTAGCAACTGAAGAATCACAGTCGGGCAACACATATGACAACGTGCGCTACATGCTGGAGCACATCAAAACGAACTTTGGCACTGAATATCCAGGCATTGACGTTGGCCTCACTCGCACTTTCTTAAAGGGTGGCGGTGAAATCGTCCCATCAACAGCAGCATCAGCATCAAAAGACGGCGGTAAAGAGTCGTTTGCGGTTGCTGACGAAACACACCTCTATTCGAGCCCCGAGCTTAAGCGAATGCACGAAACCGTTCGGCGTA